CGCTACCGCCACTGTTGTTTACTTTTTCTACTTCCTTGACCAGTTTAGCGGTCAGGGAACCAAGAGAGGATTGCTTTTTAAGATCAGCAAAAGACATTCGGATTACCTCGGATTTGTACGGATTTGGTCTGTGTGTACCTTGTTATTCTACAGGTCGGAACCTGTCTTGTCAATCTGTTCTCGCATGTTTTCCAGAAGCGTGGACATGTTGTTAAAGATAATATTCATATCCACATTGGCAGGAAGGCCCATTAAAGTTGCAGAATCAGAAATGCGTTCCTTCATTTCCTTTGCATCTGGATCATCAGATAAACTCAAGCGAGTGTAGAGAACTTTTTGTTTATTCAATAGTCTCTCAAGTACTTTGACATGAGAGAGTTTTTCATCTCTAGTCATTGTAGGAAACTTAAACACGTTCGCATAAACTTCTTCTTGAAGTTCAGAAATTTCTGCCATTTCAGAGCGAACAACTTCAGATTCAAAAAAACTCATTTGTCTCCTAAAACAATTTCTTTTAAAAGTTTGCGATAACGCAGTACATCAATATTTAGGAATGGACTGTATTTTTTTAGTTTTATACTTACGGTTTCCCATACTGGGTCCTGGAGTTTCTTATCAAAATCTTTCCCGAACAGGAATATTTTATCATAGATCACCATTGTTTCGGGGCTAATATTCCCGCTCAGGAAATTTTTAAGAATGGGTGGATGTCCCTTTGAACAATCAAAAACTTCATCAATCTTTTGATTTTCAAATAGACTCTGAGTTTCTTCTTTAAAGATATAAGAAAGAGACTGGGTTCTTTTTTTCCACTGTTCGTATCTAGTTTCACCTTCACGTATGAGTTCTCCAATCCAAAGCTTACTTGGATCAGTACACATAACAAAATTAGATACAAAGAAATTAACTACTTCTTCATCAGACTTATTTCTTGCTAGTTTCTCAAACCAAAAGCGATCCTTACGTTTGTAAAAAGATTGTACAGTCGCACGGGTCTTTCCACAATACTTGTGGTAGTCATATTTGTCTTTGGTGAAATGATTCTTCAAAGACAAATAGCATTTATAAGCGTCAAAAGGCATCATTAAAATGACAGTAAATTACAAAGGCAGTTTTGCTCTAGATGTTCTCTTCAAGAAATTGAGTTCCATAGCTTCATACTTAATTTTTTCTTTGAGAGGTTTTGATATTAACTTCGAAACAGATTCGATATCAATATTATTCTTCTCGCAGAAATAAACTACAGCATCGATGTATGACATTTCTGAGTTGTTAGAAACAACGTTCTCAATTTCTTGAGTAAATCTAGATGGGCAATAAAATTTCTTTTCTAATACCTTCTCTAGTTCATTCTCCATCGGTTGACCTAAGATTGTGAGATACAAATTCTTTAATATAACGAACTAATAGTTTAATATAATCCCCTTTGTTCCTTTTGTCAAATACTTTGACTTCACCTTCTGGCGTTACCATCAGAGTAATAAGTTTCTTGATTGGAATTTCAGTTAACTCATAGTATGCAGCCGCATAAAACATTTCTTGAACGAAATAATTTTCAATCCACTTTTCAGGTTTAATTTTTGTGGATGTTTTAAAGTCTATGACTGCTAGTTCCCCTTCATATTCTGCAATACAGTCTACTCTACCCGCAAGTCCACGATACTCAGAGTAAAGAGTCCGCTCAATTGCATGAATATTATTTATCTTATCTAACTCAGGTTTTAGATGATGAAACATAAATTGAGTTGCTGGTTGATAATCATCCATGTTCAACTCTTTGTTTTCAAGATAGTCCTGACAGATCTGGTGAAAGTCTGTTCCTCTTGCAGTGGCCTTTCTTGTAATCTTATTTGCTTCTTCGAGACCAACTCTATTTCGCCAATCAATAAAGATCTGACGATTATAGAAAGATGTGACTGATGTAATAGAAGGCACCCATGCTCCACTTGGAAGATTGTAGAGACGGATGCTATCTGTTGTTTTACATTCTAGTTCAAGATCACCTAAGTAATTATGATGAATAAATGTCATAGATTCAATTCCATTTTAGCAAGAAGATATTCTTTACAGAGACCAGAGCGAACAATATCATCAACTCCAAATTCAATGATATCCATTGATGGCATGATTCTTAGAATCTGCATGAAGTCAATAATACCATTCCTTTCATTTGTTTTGATCAAGTCAGATTGAGTTGCATCACCACAGAACATAATCTTGGAATCTTCACCAACACGAGTGATGATTGAATCAAGTTCATGGAAGTTTAAATTCTGAAACTCATCCACGATGATAATGGCTTTATCAAGCGTAGTACCACGAATGAAAGAAGTGCTCCAAAAACTAATTGTATCCTGTGTTTTCAGATTGCCATACAGCATCTCAAAATCAGAATCAGTTGGCATTTGGAACATGTACTTTACCATGTTCTTATAAGGGATTTGATAAAGTGAAGATTTGTCTTCATGATCACCAGGAAGAAAACCAATTTCACGGGTAGCGACAAGAGACCTAACAATATAAATTTTTTCGTAAGGTGTCCTTTCATCTAGAACGTCGCAAAGGGCATTGTAGAGAGTGATAAATGTTTTACCAGTTCCCGCACATCCATACGCAATGATGTTCTGATTCTTTTCGTATGCATCAAAAAGTTTTTGTTGATTTTCTGTAAGAGGCTCAATTTCTCTGAGCATCTCAGAGTTAATTGGCTTCCTTCTCTTCATCTGTTTCGATGTAAGTCCAACACCAATTGGTTGATCAGTCGTCTTCTTTCTTCTTGGCATATTCGATTAAAGTGGTTTTACTTTTGATCCAGGAGCTTTAGATGCTTTGTGCAAGACATCATTCCATCCTGGATGAGACTTCATCAGTCTATCATAAACCTCACCAACTTCTCCTGACGAAGGACAAGTTGATGGGTCCGACCAGTCTCTGTCCCATTCTGGGTTATCTTGTTTCCATTGATCCCAGTCATGGACACTCATGGTTACTTCTTTTTGTTCACCAGTTTCTTTGTTGATAACGGGGTATGTTGCCAACTTCAGGCCTCCATTTTATATAAGGATATTTATTCGATTATCAATGATGGTTGATCCACACACTCTGGACAATCCTCACCACGTTTCCATTCAAGTGCTTCTGCAACAGCAGGGAACTGACAACAGAAGATGCACTTGGCCGCCTCTGCAATGTCCATGTGCTCCTTCTGAGTACCATGACCACTACGGAGATCGATGTAGTGGATCCAGGACCGCACAGAGCCTGTCATATAGAGTCTTGTGGGTGTTGCTAGTGGCAATACAAACCTTGCACACTCCTTTGCAATTCCTGCATCAAGCATATCCTGATACAGTTTCATTGCTTCACCAAAGTGATGTTGCATCAGAATCTGATACTTCTGAACAGTAAAAGGATCTACATCATCAATACTGTTCTGTCGATTCTTTGTATCCTGACGACGAAGTTCAGGAAGAGGAATCGTATCACCAAGAAGTGAACTGTCCGCATAACGTTGCGAAAATTCTTGATATGTAAAACTTCTATGGCGAAGAATCTGGGCTGCAATACCACGAGTAGTATTGATCTCTAGAGTCATACTTGCTTGTTCGAAGATGCTCCAGTGTTGATGCTGGATACAATACTTCAGCAGACCAGAAAACTTGTCATTCTCTTGATTGGAAGGATTACTTACCCGAGCACAATATGCCATGTGCTTCTCTGCATCGGGTGTAACACTAATCAGTTTGACTTTATCAGTCTGGGTAACCATCGTCGTCTCCGTCATAAAATACTTCGTCGTAATCAGTAATGTGTTGTGAAATTTCTTCGTAGCTCATCTTATAAGAGTCTACATCAGAATAAACTTCTGACTTTAAGCATTCTACCAGAGACTCAAGGTTTCTGATGATCAACTTAAGCTTGTCTCTATCCATCTTTTTGACCGCTGACAAAGCTAATTATAGTCAAAAAAAAGAGGGGAGTCAAGTCCCCTCTGAATGAAACATTTTTTCAAACCACTCCACTAGATGAATCCGATAACAGGACCAATAGCGACAACCACGATATGTTAAAAGATAACAAGCTGGACCTCTACTGTCCTTATCCATATCATCATAGTGATAATGATAGTCTTCCATTACTTGTTTAGCAATAGAACTTCAAAATAAATTAGATATATGAATGCTGTTGATGCGCCCATAAT